TTGATTCCGTACCGGTGCTTCTGTTCGTCCAGGTATTCATGCAACTCCGCCCACATCATCAATTCTATTTTCCGGGAAATGATCACCTGGGAGCGAAGTCCTAAATAGTTGTAGGTCACTGGCGATTTGCCTATACTTCGTTCAGGCAGACAGATTTCTAAATTACCACGATCAACCGGAGCTTCCGACGGTCTCTTCTGGAGAAGGTCGAATATTACGTGATAGATATCCAGGTTATCAGGAAAACGGACCGGATCAGAGGTCAGGTGACAGTATTTGCCGCGGATATACTCACATAGATGCGGAGGAACTTCGATTTTGGTAGTTATCATTTAGGTCATAGAATGGTTTACGCTAATATACAAAGTTTTGCGGACATAAACAAGACTTTCCGGAACAAACTAATCCCCCTTGCAAAAACGGTACTCCTTTTTTGTGCAACTGTGTAAATCGTGCAGTATTATCATATAATGTGTTGATTATAATTAGTTTATGTCTGCACGAAACATGGTACGTTTTTGTACGATTGGTTCATTGTGCGTACAAAATACAATTTTGTGCAATTTAGTACGAGGCGTACGTTTTTGTACGAAATTTGTGCTCTGTTTAATTATTTGATTTATAGTGTAATAAATACCGAATTGCACCTTTCTGCACGAAAGCACAAAAATATTCTATATTTTTAAGGTAGTCTCTTTTACAGAAGAAAGAAAAAATAAAAATAATATATAGACACCTCGTTGCCGGCTTTACTTCGTCTCAGGCACAGTTGTTCAAAACGTTCTTCTAAGCAAAAGGGGGTAAAGGGGGAACGACCGAAAAAACAAAGCCGCGATACGCTGATGCGTACCGCGGCCGGATAAATGTTCCGACTTGT